TGCCGCCTCTAGCATCGCTTGTCTCGCTTTTGGCGATAAACTGTATAGCCTCTGTAATAGAGTTTCTTTCGTAGCTCCCTGCGATTTGGAGTTGCTCATTGATTTCATCCTCATTAAATAGCTCGTCAATTGCTTGAATATCTGACTGAGCATCAGCGCCAGCATCTTGATAAAATTTATTCTGTTTAATTTCTTGTTCAACATCGTAATGTAAAACACGCTCACCGTTGCGGATTTTGTCAGCAAGATAATCATACGCTTCTGTAGAATCAAAAGCTTCATCATTCATTCCGTTTGTTTCTAAGCGCATTTCAGGTGGTAGAAATGCGTCAAGCTCACCACCTTCAATCAATCCCTTAAGTGAAGCTTTAGATTTATTAGTGAATACTTGGTTGTAGCCACCAGGTGCAAAGCTTTTATCCTGACCTGTTACATCAAGCTTTTCAGATAACTTAACACCGCCTATGCCCTTCAATGTTGCAAGTAAAGTGCCTGATTTCTTCTTTGGTTTAATTGTACTTACTGCATTACTCCGTGTACTGGCAATGTCAGTAGGTAAACTGTTCGTGTCGCTTGGTGAAGATGAATCGGCATTGATTCCACTTGATGCAGGCTCAGCAGGTAAATCTGCCACGCTTCCGCTTCCGTTATTAGATTCAAGTGGCAAGCTGTCTGCAACCAATGCGGCAGGATTTCTGGATTGTTCATTTTCAAACTCTGCAAGTAAGTTATTAGTTGGAGTAGTTTGCTGCGCGTCATATTCAGCTTGTTTTTGTGCAGCTAAAGCGTCATCTGATGACGATGTATCTTCCGTGCCATTACTAATGGTTAAACGTTGCTTAGTAAGCTCATTGGCTTTATTGATTGCATCTAGTACGCTAGTGGTATCAACCTGTGGCGCTGGTGAAGCTTCTGGTACTGATTGCGGCAACGGTGCTGTTTGCGGTGTTGGCTGTATTGAACTTAATGCTTTTCCTCCTGCCGCCATTGCGCCTGACTGCAATAATGTAGCAAGCGCAGTATCTTTTACTTGCTGACCATATTCATTTAATCCAGCCTCTTGATTAGTACCAATGCCAGGCGCTTTATCCACTAAGAACTGGCCTGTTGTTGTTAATTCTTCACCGGGTAATTCTTTTAATGCACTTCCGATCATGGCAGAACCTAAACCAGCTACGCCATTACCTTTAACTGCGGCATGTAATGCATCTGCTAATTGACCAGTTCCACCAACTTTCTCACCGACGACTTCAAGTGCTGCTTGCGGAATTGCGCGTAATGCTGCGCCAGCAGGATTTAAACCAGATTCTCTACCTTGTCCATATTCCTGCGCGCCAGAAGTAGCAAACATTGCAGGGAAAGTTAATCCTGGTGCAATTGCACCAGCGACTAATGATGGAGCAGTTGTAATAAATGAGCCAATGGCGTTTGATGCAGCTTGCGGTAAATCTTGAACAATGGATTCTCTCGCAAAACCTTCAATTGGCTTACCGCGTAATACCGCCCCATTTTCAATGCTTCGTGCGTAGTCTTGCTGTGATTTTGCAGTGTTTGATAAAGAATCTGAGTTAAGCACATCAGCCAGAATTTTTAATGCGCCAGCCTCGATTCTGCCAATACCTGCATAGCCTTTTCTAGCACCAACTTCTGCAATCCCACTCAGACCATCTACAATCTTTGACCCTGCTTGAAGGTTATTAGGCTGCGCATTTTCCTGTAGCACTTTAGATAATGGAATGTCGTTAAACCCTGTATTAGCAGTTTGTTGAGTACCATCCATTCCTTTAACGACTGAAACATCATTGCTAAATAAACTATTTGCTACATCATAAACTTTGTCTTTAAATGATTTAGGCGGCTTGTAGCTTGATTCAAAGTCATTGATAAGTGAATTGTTTTTAGGTTTAGAATACTCTGCCTCAAAATCATCTAATAGCGCCATTATTTAACAATGCCTTTCTTACGAGCATACTCAGTTAATGCCTTTTGTTTAACCGGATCATTGGCATACTTTTTATAAGCATCTAAATACTCTTGATATGCAGGGTTTGATTTAGCCTTCGTTGGTGCAGTTGGCTCTTGATTAACATTTCCAGCGCGAAAGAAATCATTTTCATTAATGTTGTATTGCTTCAGCCATGACTTTTGAAAATCAGCAAATGCAGGTGCGCCTTTGCGTGTTCCTGTCATGCTATTGATTGGATATTGGGCATTAAAATCTGCGCGCATATCATCGCGTAATTGCGCAAAGTCTTTTAATTGAGCATTGGATCCATCGCCCTTACCTTCTTTAATATTCTTACTCCGCACGCCAGCAAGATTAGCCTGAGCATTATTTTCATTGGCTCCAGCATTTGCTTGGTTTGCTTGCGCTTTATTCTCCTGAACACCACTTAAGCCAAGTTCATTAAGCGATTGGTCTCCTGTTAGCAAGTCAAAAGTTCCTGTGCCACCCATGTTATCAAAGCGAGTTTTACCCTGTGAAAGTAATAGAGCATTTTGTGCATCAGGGGAATTTTTACCATTAGTTAGGCCATGAACTAAAGCGGCCTTCATCATTTCAAGCGGATTAACGTTGCCCTCCATTGCAGCTGTGCGCTGTCCAATGACTGCGGCCTGCTCTGGTGTTGCATTAACTAAATCTTTGGTGATGTTATTGCGCTGCTCACCTTGCAATGCTTTTGGCAGATTAGATAGATTCTTATCCCCTAAAGCTAGCATTTGTTTTAATCCAGAAAACTTCTGTTGCAACTCAGGAAACTTACTCACATATTCAGGTGCAGGCATATATGAGCCGGGTGCCATAGCTGGCCCTTGTTGCTCTCTTGGTTTGTATTCACCTTTTAGGTATGCATTAAAATCATTAGCTACATTATCGCCATTAATACCGTTCTGCATGCCAGCAACTAAACTTTTAGCAAGGCCACCATCGCTGCGAGCCTCAGTTTCTTGTCGAGTTTGCTCTGCTTCAGCCATGCTTTTATCGGCAGAGGCTTTGTAAGAATTAATGCGATAACCTTCTTCCATGCCTTTTTGTTTAGCAGACCCATCAAATGCGCCAGCAAGCATCTTGCCTAATGACATTCCAAGATTAGTGTTGTTTTGCATATTATTTACCAGCCGCATTTAGTATTACTGGTTTATTTAATATATTTCCAACGGAGCCTGACAAACCAGTAAGCAACCCACCTGCCAATGATCCATTATTCCTAACGCCGCTCAAGTCGGTTCTAGCTGCATTATTAGTGCGCTGCATGCTTCCATTAATCAAACCAACATCACTAGCAAGCTGACCACCTTTAAGAGATTCATCGCCATACATAAGACCAGTGGCATTATTTCTCGCCATAAGCCTTGCACGTTTTAAAATATCATCTGTTGCACTAGCTGTAGCAGACGCTTTACTTCTAACGTAATCATTGGAAAGATTGCCTTCTGCGCCTTGATTAACTTCACCCTCTTTACCGCCATTTGCACTAAGAAGAGCATCAGAAAGACTTGATTCATTCTTAATCGCAGCTTGCTCATAGCGCTGATCGCGCGTTGCAGGGTCGAAAGTATCTGCTGCAAACTTATTGATCGTGTCAGCTTTTTTTGTGTTTAAGCGTGAAGTTTCCTCTGCTGCCTGATTGATAATGCTTTGTTGCTTTTCTGCTGCATTATCAGCTGCGTTCATCTGCATTAATTGACCTCCAGCCGCCATTGCAAGCCCTGCAATTTCCACCCCTGTACACATAATTTTCCCCTATGCCGTTCCTATTTTCCCGCCATAATTACTTACAGCAGGGCTACCATATTTTTTTACTTGTAGATTAGTATCGGTGCTGATCGGAGTATTCAAGCCTTGGTTATATTGCGCCTTCTCTTGATTGCTTCTTAGCACATCAAAGAACCCTGATAGGGTTGCGTTATTGGCCTCATCTTGAGCTTGTCTTGAGTTGTTTGCCATGCCTTGATAGGCTTGCGCCATTGCATCGCCATCACTTAACCCTGCATGAATGCTATTAATCAAATTAACACGTGTTTTCTCATCATTACTACGCGCATTATTTGATTTTTCCAATCCTAGATTTGATGCTTTTAATATGCCTTGTTGATGCGTATCTAGCACATCTTTATTAGCATCAATATCACGACTTCCTCCACTTAGGCCTGAGCGTGCCAACATGAAATTAAGTTCACGTTCAGTAATTGCACGTTCTTTATCTAAGTCAGTTAATGCTGTATTGGTAGCATCTGTACCTATTTTTGAATAAAGGCTTTCTCTTGCTTGAGCTGCACCTTTTAGCTTATCCGCTTTTGCTTGAGCTGCTGCTACGGCTGCGTTATATGCTGAATCATTAAATACTGATTTGGTTTGTGGCTGCTGATTCATAGAGCCCATACCCATACCGCCAAATGCGTTAAACCCACCCATTCCATAATAACCATTGTTATTATTTTGAATAGGCACTTTAGTAACAAACGCATTTCTATCTACAGGATCAGGCGTGGCTTCTGCCATTCCAAAAACTTGATTAAGCTTATTGATTGCAGCCGCAATGCGTGAATCTTCAGCCGCTTTACGCGCAGCTGCACCACCATCACCGCCACCTCCACCACCTTTATGTAAAGTTCTTGGGCGCTTTGTATCTCCGCTAGGCGGTGTAAAAAATATGGGTTCGTGTTGATTATTTTTCATGGTTTACATCCTTTAAAAACCATTTTCCTACGCTTTTATATCCAAGAGATTCATAAAGCTTTACTACTTTTAAATCCCCCGTTCCTATTCCCGGTCTAATTTGTGTTGCACCCATTCCAATGCACCATTCCTCAAACCGCTTAATCATTCTTACAGCAATCATTCCATTTCTGTGCTCAGGGTAAACATACAACGTATGGTCAATTCCCATGCTATCTGTTGTGTACCAAGGCACATAAACATCGCCCATCATCACACCTATAACTTCATCATTTTTCTCTGCAACAACAAGAAATCCATTGCTCATCATTAGCCTACAAGTCGCAGCTACGCGCTCTGGTGAATAGGTCACATGCTTATAAGTGCTTTCATCATGCAGTCTCTTACCCATTTCAACTAACTTTGGAATATCCTCTTCAACTGCATTGCGAATCATTATAGATTTCCCAAATTATCGAAATAATACGTAAGCTGATGTAGCTCAAAATCCTGATCGTCATAATTGCGCAATACTGGCGCTAAGCTTGTAACTAACAATTCAACTGGATATAAATAACCCGGGCGAGTGTCACCTGTAATTGTTACCGCAGGATTAGTCACAAGCGCTGTATCTCTTGGGTCAAATCTATGAGAAATTTCGCATGATCCTGTTACTACTGAATCCATCGCATAAATATGCTTAAGTACACCAGGTGCTTTAAAGTCTAGGTAAGCAAGCTCAATATCGACTGAATAATTTGTACCGTCATCTGTTTTAACGGATCTGTCTAACTTATAAACATTGTCACCTGATCGCATATATAACTCAGCATTGAGCTCATCCATATAATCAATGCTGTATGGGAATTCGTACAAGCTCCATGCAGATACGCCTGATGTTCGGCTGAATGTATAAACCATTGCCTTATTGCCTGAATAAAGCCAGTATTGACCGCCACCTCTGTAATATTGAGATTTGGCATTGGCTAATACAATAAAATCACCATATAACAAATCTCTATCTATTGGCGAGCCAACATCTGCATCAATAAGATTAGTTGTTACATCTTGCCTTGTGATAGTTCTTACACCAGCAGGACTTAAGAAGAATACATCGCCACTCATATTTGAATGTGAGTAAGGCAAAATTGAGCCAACATCAACCGCTTGCAAGAATGAATGCTTTGCTGGGTCAACATCAACCTGCCAGACTTGAGAGCTATCTGCAAAAAACACGACTAGGCGGTTTGTATAAAATCCTAAAGCGGTGGCCTGATTAGCCCCTGACTGCTGCAATCCAACTGGCAAGAATCCAGCATCATTTGCAGTTGTCCAATCTCTAGGCGCATTGGTCTTGCAGAATCTAACGGTGTCGCCATTAGTTCCAATAGCCCATATTTTGCTTGATATTTTTATAACCTGTTTAGTATGTGGGCAGTTTGCATCTGTAATATGTGTTGCACCAGGTGCAGCGCCATCAAGATAATGGTGCTTAATCTCACCTGTTGTATATTCAATCGCTGAATACATGAACCCGTTAAACACATCTCCGTAATGTACCTTTGATATTGCTAATGCTGGAGTTGTTGGGCTTCGTGTATTGTGTGACTGAAATAATGCGTTTGCATGAGTAATAGTTCCAGTGCCACCATAGAATGTATTTAGTTTTCCATTACCTGCAAATAGGCCTGTTGTTCCTGCCTCAAGCGTTGCTATTTTTGTTAATCCGGGACGCTTTCTAATAGTGCGGCCTTCTGTAGTATAGGCGTTCTTTAATACCCTTAATCGGTTAGCGTCTGATGTACTTGCACCCTTTCTTAGGTCAAGACCAAAATCAAACCTATCAAACGATATGGTCTTTGCCATGCTACACGTCCTGATCCGATGTTACAGAATCATACGGACTTCTAACTCTACCCTTGCCCCATACAGAGCGTGATCTGTGTTTTGATTTAAGCTTGTTAAGCAGCGCATCTAATTGGCTTGCATAAGTTTGAGCGTCAGGCTGCCTATAATGAGCCTTAGCATTTGAAAGCGCATGTAGATAGATAATCTGACTTGGCAGGCTAGTTCTATCACTATTCACACTTAGTGGGCTGAGTGTTTTTATGTACTCAAAGCGCAGCGTGTACTCATTGCTTGTTGGAACCGGAAATAATTCTATCTGGTCTCTGCGTTCATAAAATGCAGGAACTCCACCAGCTGAGCCGCCTCTGACGGTTGCATCAATACCCTCTTTTAAAGGAATATACTGGCCTCCCCATACAACAAATATGCCAGTAATTCTCTCTATATTGCAATCAGTAGGGTAATCATAATACTGCTGATCTGCGCCAGTAGTTCTTTCATATACTGACTTAAGTTCAGCCCAATCAAATTGCTCATATAACTGGTCTTGCGCTGAGCGAATCATAGAATCAATCAATGATGAATTCACGATGCCAGACTGTCCAGCCATGCCGAAGCCTAGCCGGATTTGAATGTCTGAGCGAATCTCGCCTAACGTCTTTTTAAGCGGTAAAGACATACTAGCCTTTAGCTTCTGCAATTGCAGCTTGTAGCTTTGCAATACCCCAAGTTTTCTTGGCCTCGATACCAAGGCTTAAAGCTTCTTCAAGTAAAGCGGCTTTTTCATCTGAGCTGCCAACGGCTTCAAATGATTCTTCAAAATCTTTTAATGTACCAAGCGCTTGACGCACTGGATCAGATACTTCTTGATTACCTTTGTAATATTGCTGCAAACGAGCATACTCATCTTCTGTTTCAAAGGTTGCTTCTTTTAAAGGTGGCTCTGCATCAGTTTCACGAATATCATCACCATGCAAAACCTTGAGAATCTCAATTTCATGAGGCAATACGGTGACAGGTGTTTTCTCATTCTCTGAGCGGCAAACAAGAACAACTTGATAAGGAATTGTAACTTTCATTATTTTTACTCCAAAAAATGGTGAGAGGTTTCCCCCTCACCTATCTAACTACTAAGCAATAGATAGAACAGCGTTACTATTGCGCTTGCCAATGCCAAGACCAAATTTAGAGGTCATAGCAAAGTGATACGTATATTGGTCAATAGGACGACCTGGGTAACGCATTTTCATGAAGTCATCTTTAGCACGGCGTAATTCAACACCACCAGCACCAAGGTTTAACATGTAGCAACGTTTAGCCCATGGGATTGTTGGCGCAGACAAACCGAAGTTAGTATCGAAATCAGGAATGTAAGTTAATGGAATGCCATCGAACTTGATTGTGTCCGTTGCCATATCAATATTTAACTTAGAGCCTGAGCCGTATGTGATTTGAGTTTGGTTAGAAGCCAAAATCGCATTACGCAAAGCATCGTAGAAATCAGCACCCACAAAGATATGTGTGAAGCGACCTTTAACACGTTGAATATTGCGTTTTGCAGTTTCTAAAGCTCCCAACAATACAGCTTGCGTAGTGCCCAAACCAGTTGATGCATGGTTGCGCCAGTAAGCATTGGCAGCAACAGAAACATCAATGCCACCAATCGTGCCTACTGTTGGTGTAGTTGATACCAAAGCATCAATACCCGGACGCGCATCAGTTGCTTGAGTGCCATCTAACCATAATGCTGAATGATGGAAATCTTTAGCGCCTTCTTCCAATGCCATGAAGTTTGATTCAAGCATGTTAGTTAATTGAACAACTTCACCTTTGGTTGCAGTTGAGCGACCAACATCATCATTGATTGCAATACCAGCGCGGAATAACTCATCCTCATTCAGCACAAAACCATCATGGAAATTAGACCAGTTAAACTTAGCCTGTTCATTAGGTGAGCGTGAGTTATAAGTAACCTTGCTGTTGCCTGACCAATATTGACCGTTAGCATCGTTGCCTTTGTAAACGTTCAATGTAAAACCATCAACGCCACCAATTAAATCTTTAGCCTTTGGTAACAAAGCATCAAGCAATGGACGTTCAACGTTAATCTGGTCAATAGGTTTGTTTTTGCCATAATGGGTAATGGCGACCTTGCCAATCTTGGCAATCTCGGTAGCATTTAAAGCCATAATAATTCTCCTAAGTGTTTAATAAAATTTCTATTTCAACGGTTAGGCGAATCCCATTACAGCCTGAATGCAGTTGATGAATCTGCTTACAATCATTTGCAACAGGGTTAATCATCAAACCCCATCGCCTGCAATACAGCTTCCTGCGTATTTGTAGGAGCTGGCTTGCCAGACATATGACCATTACCTCTTAAAGGCTGCGTGGTTGATGCCTGTCTTACATTTGTAGCTAAGGCTTTTTTCAGTGCCTTATATTGAATATCAATCGTTGATGCCCATAAATGAGGTGGATATGTTCTTCCTATCTCAGTCATAAGCGGTTGTAAATGTGGCAATACCGCCTGATAATCAGGATCAGTGCTTTGCCAATTACTTTGCAAACTGGTGACTTCACTCACAGCAGAATCTATTGATTGCTGTCTTTGCGCTTCTGTTTGTACTGCCTGATTACGCGCTTGAGCATCACGTCCGGCTCTTTCTTGAACAGATCGCGCTCTTGCTACCTCAATGGCAGTATCTTCATCTAACTCTAAATCACTTACTTTTTGCTTTAGTTCTGGGTAAGCATCCAATGCACTAGCGCTTACTTGAATGCGTTTTCCATGCATTAACTCAAACTGTTTTATTTGAGCTTCTAATACGCCCTTGAACTGTTCAGCGTTACCTGAATAAAGTAAATTACGGTATGCAGCGAACTCAACCAGATCGTTTGCTGCATTTTCATCATTAAAGCCAAGCTGTTTCAGTGATTCAAATGAGCCTTTAAAACGCTCATTCTCTTGAGCCAATGCATCAGCCCTAGTTTTTTCAGCCTTATAACCTTCGGTAATCTTTTGGAATCGCTCATTAGTTGCAGGATTTTTACTCTCTAATGGCTTTAGGTCGTCATCAGTAATGCCTGGTTGCTTTTCATCTTTAGCCTCCGGCGCAGCCTCTTCTTTCTTTACAGGCTCTTCTTTTGATGAGTCATTGCCTTCTTCATTGGCACTGTCATCAGTTGCATATTCTTCAGACGCTCCATTATCTGAACTTATCTCATCCCATACCTCATCACCTAACGATGGCGGCTCTTCTATGTCGGATGTGTCAGTAGTAGATTGATCTGTTGCAGTTTCATCAACTGCGCCTCCTCCATCATCAACAGCAAACAGAGTAAGAAAATTGATTAAAGCAAATATCCAGCTAAATTTCATTTGGTCGGCACCTTAGTTATCACGTGCTGACAATCTACTATGCTGAATAAAAATCCATGCGATACGCGAACTACATCATTTGAAACATGAGCATAAGAATTGATTCATCTTCTTCATCCTGTAAGCGCTTAGCCTCTAACTCTGCCGCTTCTTTTTCCTTGCGTTCTTGCTCTTGTTTTTCTTTGAGTTTTTTATTATCGCTATCAGCCTTGCTCTTTTCTGAAATATCTGTGAGTAGCTTGCTTGTTCTTAGGTGAGCATTCTCAATTGCACTAACAAACTCATTTGAATATGGCGTATGTTTATATGTAATGCCATTAGCTGTTTTTACAGATTTCTTTTTCTTTGATTTTGGTAACTCTGCTAATGAATCATCTACATACTGCGTTGATTCAATGCTTCTTTTAATTAGGTTAAAACTTTTTTTTACAAAAGAGTGAGATACTTTTGCGCTTGTTTTTATATCTTCAGGCGGTGCTTCCGCACTGCTGTCAAAGAACCCAAAAAAGAAAAACGGAATCATTGCTCGGCGACTATTTCATAATCCGCATTGGCAGTTGTGTTCTCTTCAAAGTCAACCGTGATAGTCACACCTTCACTATTCACAAAGCTATGGCAATGCACAATCTTATTGACAGAACCATCAATCTCAAAAACTTCATTTGTCGCTAATCTTTTAATCTGCATCTTAATACCCCTTAATCAAAACATAGCCAGAAACAACGGTCACGCCTACGGTTGAAACTCGCGCACGTAAGAAGCCACAGCGGATATTGTTCACAGATAACTTCACGGTTGAGCTTGCAACACCTGTCAATGGTGCGCCTAATGCATACCAGTTGATATTATCGTCTGAACCTTCAAGCTGTAATGCTGGTGGCGTTGATGCTGTGCCTAAGTTAATCACCAAATCGGCATTGTTCGTGCCTTGTATGTTTAAGGCTGTAGTGGTTGCATTAAGCGTTGTGAGTGATACGGCTCTATCAAATAACTGGCAATACTGGTCTGTTGTACATTGACGTTGCAAACGGTTGATGGCGCGAGTAAACGATGGTGTTGTCCCTGCTACTGTCTGCACATAACGAACTCTATTGCCACGCAGTCTCAATGGTGGTGAGCGATAAATACCAGTTGCGGTAATACGTGGGAACTGAAACACATCAAACCAATTAGTGCCTGAATCGTCTGACTCCTGCACCATGACATCAAGCGTTGGTGTTGTGCCTGAAACTACCGTTACTGGAATGACTACGCTATAAGATAAACCAGCAGTTGGTGTAAGTGCTGCCGTTGTTGTGGTTGTTGTCAATTCCGCACTGGCTACGTCTGCAACTGTTGTAGGTAATGCCAATGTTGCTGCGCCTACTGTTGCGGTCACCGTACCTGATACTGGCTGTGTGCCTGTGACCTGAATCGCTGGCACTGGCTCTGTTGCATACGTGCCTTGTTTGATGCTATATGCTGCTGTGCCAGAAGTGTGTGCTGTTGCACGAACTCTAAACCATTTATAGGCGTTGACTGATACTTCCCACCCATAAATTGGCGTGGCTGCCAATACACCTGTAGCGGTTTCAACCGTATTGGCATTGGTTCTCACGACTTGCACACCGTACCAGTTACCGTCTATGCCGTTGGTTGAGTTATTGCTATATTCAAACGTGGCGTTATGACCAACCAATGAAGTTGCCACCATTGAAATAGTGACGTTACTTGAACGGTCAACATTTAAAAATACTGTTTGAGCGTTGGCAGTAATGTTGCCCTGTGCGTCAGTATATGAGGCTGGTTGCGTTGAAACTTTTAAACGCCCTGCTTCATCCAATTTTAATGCGGTATAGTCGCCATCGTTCGCAGTTGG